GGCGGTGGGTACCAGACCTCCCTCGTAGCGATCGCACCAACTTCGCCAACCTCGTCCTCACACACACCAGAGGCGGAGCAAAGATCCTTGGTGGGGGATCTGTCCAAACTGGGGAGGAGGACACACGCAGGGAGGAAACTTACCTGGTGGTGGAGCTTCCTGACGGTTCCAGGGAAACTATTTTCCCCGAACTCCTCTCCCGGTTATCATCCTACGCGCTCCTCAGGAAGCGCGACGCCGACCTTGTGTCTGCCATGCGTCTTCGGGCGCTTGAGTGGTGCAAGGGGGCCAAGCTGTCAAACACCGTTTCGTGGTGGGCGATTTGCTCGGCTATCAAGATGGCGTGGCCTGTTTCCGACCTCGAGTCTTCGGTCTCTGAGGTGATACAGGCCGGGATGGACCCCACCCTTCTCTCGGATCAGGCTTAGGCCAGATCGTTCGAACTTCGCGGATTGTGCATGGGGGCACATGAAGGACCCTTATTAGAGGGTTGCACCCTGGAGCCGAAGCAGGACATGGTCTGTGACCATCGAGAGAAGCGACGCATGCGCTTGGCAGTGAACACCGGCATACCGGGGACGTGGGTGCCCGGGGTTCACGCCAACTGCAACCACAACGAGTCTCGTGCGTTGGCACTGAGATCTCTGGCTCCCTGCCAGATCCCTGGGGACGGCGTGATTGGCACGCGGTTTTCGTGGTCCTTCAAACGACTACGGCAGATCGTGCACGCTTACCGGGGGATGAGATGGAGCTACCTGGAAACGGCGGAATCTTACTCTGGTTCGCTCCGCCGTAGATACCTTGAGGCAGAACGCTCACTGAGGATGGATGGTCCGGTGACCATACGGGATACCCATCTGAGAGCGTTCTTGAAAGCTGAGAAGTTTGCTCATGACAAGTTTGCCAAACCTAGGATGATCTTTCCACGATCCCCTAGGTACAACTTGCATGTCGCTTCTTGGCTGAAGCCTTTCGAGCATTGGTTGTGGGGTTACCTCACTGCTCGGAGGCTCTTCAAGGGTTCGAATACCAGGGTTGTGGCCAAGGGCTTAAGCCCTCGCCAACGCGCGAACTTGATAGTTCGCAAATTCCGAGCTTTCCGGGATTGTGTTGTGTTTGAAGTTGACGGTAAGGCGTTCGAAGCCCATGTCTCTCTCAACCAGCTCAAGCAGGAGCACAGCGTCTATTCAGCGGCATACCAAAATGACAAAGACTTAGACGAAGCGCTCAGGTACCAACTCTCATTGGTTGGCACCTCTACCAATGGAATTAAGTTCGCAAGACCAGGTGGTCGCGCCAGTGGTGATTTCAACACTGGGATGGGCAACACACTCATCATGCTGTCCGCCGTCACAGCCGCTCTACGAAATAGAGTTAAATTTGACCTTCTGGTTGATGGCGACAACGCTCTCGTTTTCTTAGAGCGTGACACACTTGGTCTTGTGTACCACAACTTTTTCCAATGGGTGTATGCTGAGTCGGGGCATGAGATGACACTCGAACGACCCGTGTCGACCCTAGAGGAAGTCCGTTTCGGACGTTCGGCTCCAGTGTTCTTGGGTCATGGTCTTGGGTGGACCATGGTCAGAGAACCTCTAGCGGTTCTGTCGGGCGCCTATGCTAGTCATAGGTGGCTCAAGGAACCCATCTTCGGCTACCGGTGGTGTAACGGTGTCGCTAGATGCGAACTGTCGCTTGCGATCGGCTTGCCGGTCCTGCAAGCGTTCTCTCTAGGTGTATTGAAAAACACACCAGTCAGGAAGAAAGTGCC